CAGTCCTAGAACATCCCGAACTACCAAAAATCGGTGATGCGTACAGACGAGCTGTTACTACTTTAATCTTGGAAAACCAAGAAAAATCTATGAAAGAAGATAGAGCATTCTTGGGGGAAGCTGCACCTACTAACGCAACTGGTTCAGCTATCGACAATTGGGACCCAATTCTTATTTCTCTAGTTAGAAGAAGTATGCCTAATCTTATCGCATATGATATCTGTGGCGTTCAACCTATGAGTGGACCAACAGGCCTTATCTTTGCAATGAGAGCAAGAGCAACTAACCAAACTGGTAAAGAAGCTTTGGCTGATCCATTAATACCTGATCTATCTAACCAAGACGCTGCTGGTAATACTGGTGGTGGCGACCAATCAGGAACTAACCCAGCTGTACTTAACGATTCACCAAGTGCTGGTACATACTCGTTTGTAACTGGTATGACTACAACTCAAGGTGAGACTTTAGGTGATGGTACAGATGAATTCGCAGAAATGGCTTTCTCAATCGAGAAACATACTGTTACTGCGGTAACAAGAGCTCTTAAAGCAGAATACACTATGGAATTAGCTCAAGACTTAAAAGCAATCCATGGTTTAGACGCTGAGACAGAACTTGCTAACATCTTATCAAGCGAAATCCTAATGGAAATCAACAGAGAAGTTGTAAGAACAATTTACAACACAGCTGTAAAAGGTGCTCAAGTTAACACAACAACTGCAGGTATCTTTGACTTAGACACAGACTCAAACGGAAGATGGTCTGTTGAGAAGTTTAAAGGTCTATTATTTGCAATCGAAAGAGATGCAAATGCTATCGGTCAAGAAACAAGAAGAGGAAAAGGTAACATCATCATAACTTCAGCTGATGTTGCATCTGCTCTTCAAATGGCTGGTGTTCTAGACTATACACCTGCGTTATCATCTAACTTAAACGTGGATGACACTACAACTACTTTTGCTGGTGTATTAAACGGAAGATACAGAGTTTACATCGACCCATATGCTGCAAACGTAGCTGCAAAACAATACTACATTGTTGGATACAAAGGTACATCACCATACGATGCTGGTGTATTCTACTGTCCGTATGTGCCACTACAAATGGTTAGAGCGGTAGGTGAGAACTCATTCCAACCAAAAATTGGTTTCAAAACAAGATACGGTATGGCTGCTAACCCATTCCATACTGGTACTGTTGCTGCTTCTGCTGAAGGTGCAATTTCACTTTCTGCGAACACTAACAAATATTACAGAAGAGTACAAGTAACAAACTTAATGTAATAACTTGTTTGAGAATAACAATTCAAAGAGGGGGCTTCGGCCCCCTTTTTATTTTGAGCGTATAAATACTATGTGGAGTAATTATGAGTAAAAGATTAGATATATCAGACAATACTGCTATCAGTATGCCAGTTCGAAACATGCTCGCCATAATTGGAGCGGTGGCAGTAGGAGTATGGGCTTACTTTGGGGTATTAGAACGTATCACAATGTTAGAAACTAAAGCTCAATTAGCAGAAAAAGATTTAAACGCACACGTTGAAAGATTAGAAGCTGACTTAACAAAAAACACAGAGTTTAGAATTAAGTGGCCAAGAGGTGAAATGGGTGCATTGCCAGCTGACGGAGAGCAATTTATGTTGATCGAGGACCTTTATAAGGCCACCGAAAAAATGCAAAAACATATTGATGATATGGCTAATAATAAAATTAACATAGAATTTTTAAGAAAACAAGTTGACAAGATGATGGAAGATATTGAAAAACTAAAAGATGCTGACAGAGAAATAACTTACAAGAACGGAAACTAAAATGATAGAGGTAGTAGTAGCTTTATTAATGATCGTCAATTCAGAAATCAAGGAGCATAGGATACAGCCTTCGCTTTCTGAATGCTTAAAAGGCAAACGCCATGCAGAAAGACAATATAGTGAGGGTGTTAGATACCAATGTATAAAATCTAAAGCAGAGCTTGAAAAAAATATAGATGGTTCAATAGCAATTAAATCTCTTATTTTGGAGTAAGAAATGCCAATAGGAAGACAACCAGAAGTTTTAGATTATGCGTCACCTACTCAGTTTAGGATGGCAATTAATCAGTTACCAAAAGTTGAATTTTTTATTACTGCGTGTAATTTACCAGGTATAAATCTTGGTGAAGCTGTGTTCCCTACACCATTGAAACAAATACCAATACAAGGTGATGAATTAACTTTTGAAAACTTATCAGTATCTTTTTTAGTAGATGAAAATTTACAAAACTATAAAGAGTTACATGATTGGTTAATCGGTATTGGATTTCCACAATCAAGACAACAGTTTAAAAACTTTAGATCACAAACAGCAAATAGACCTGGTGCGACTAGAGGTAATTCGCAAGACATTGGTGATGTACAACCAGCGACACCAATTAGTCCAATGTTTTCGGATGGAACTTTAACTATATTATCAAACAAGAATAACCCAGTTGTAGAGGTAAGATTTGAAGAACTATCACCTGTTGCGTTAGGAGCTTTAGCTTTTGACCAAGAGGCGACAGATGTACAATATCTTAAAGCTACAGCAGACTTTAACTACAAGTACTATGAAATAGTACCGCTAACTTAGGAGTTGACAAATGAACTGGTTAAAGAGTATAATAATCAAATTATTAAAAATTAAAGTATGTGAGTGTAAAAGTTGTGAATGTGAAATGGGAAAAAGTAACTAAACTATATCAAGATAATAAAAATCATCTTTGGGATTACGACATAGAACAATACGAAATACTTAACAATCTTTTTAAAGATGTTAAAACGGTTAAGTGTATTGGTGGTGGTCCCACTTTAGATTTCTTTATAGCACAAACTGGCAATAACGTAAAACAATGCGTTAATATAGATAATAAGTTACAAATAGATTATAGAGGTAATAATTATAATTTAATTAGTTTACACGATCAATATAAAGATTATTTTAATTACAATGGAGAGTATGAATTTGTATTATCAGAAGCAAACAAAATACCTGTATTTGATAAACCTTATGATGTTGTAATTGATAATGTTGGGCCTGATGGTGAGCTAGATTATACCTTGACAAATCCCCCAAAAATCTATATAATCAATCACAATAAACACATTGAAAATTTTCAATGGTGTGTTGATTTTAATAATATAATGCCTATGCAGTTTGCAACAAGAGAAAGTTGTTTTTATAGTTTCGATTATATAGAACCAGTTAATGAATACTATGATGTTGTACATAAAAAATTTAAGATTAAAAATAAATGGATACCATTAATAGTAAGAGATAAACGTAATGACGCTAGACGATTTAAAAAAAGAGACGTATAAAGATTTACCTGTTGATAAAGAACATTTAGATACAGAAAGTTTACGTAATCAAGACTTATATGCAAAGTATCTAGATTATAAAACTAACTTTGAATTTTTACTAGCAAAGGCAAAAGGCGAATATACAAAGTTATATCGAGACAAGTGGGAATATTATGGTGGCAAATCAGATGCTAAAGTTTATGCTTCCAAACCATTTGACTTAAAAGTTTTAAAGAGTGATTTAAACATTTACATTGAATCAGACCAAGAGATTATAGACGCAAAGAATAAAATAGTATATCTAGAAACAACAGTAAAATTTTTAGAGGGCGTTCAAAAGTCGATTCAATCTAGAGGATGGGATATTAAAAATGCGATTGAATGGCGAAAATTCGAAGCTGGAATGGTTTAATCCAATTAAACAAATGCGAGACGAGGAATATTCATTCCTTGACAATTTCATAAGAACAAGAACCTATGGCAATATCTTAGAGATAGGTCAAGGTGGTTCTACTGTTATATTATTAGACGCTACAAAAGATACAGACAGAATGGTATACTCTATTGATATGAAATTTAAATTAAAAGATGTTATGAAATATCTACCTAATGATTATATTGAAAGATTAAAATTTATTCAAGATAACTCGCAAAAAATTCATCTAAAAGAAAAATTTGGTACTTTACTCATTGATGCAGATCATACCTTTACTGGTGTTAGAAAAGACACTATGAATTTTTGGGATAATTTAGATGATAATGGTTATGCAATTTTTCATGATTATGGAAATATGCCAGGGGTAACAGAATTTGTTGATGATTGGATTATGCTTTGGGAAAATGCTAAAACAACAATGATATATGATAATCTTATCGTAGTGCAAAAACAATGTTAATTAAAAAAATAAATGATGTCTATTTAAAGATAGACACCGATCCAGCAATAGCTCAAGAATTATCTGACTATTTTACTTTTGAGGTACCAGGCGCAAAGTTTATGCCAACTGTACGTAACAGAATGTGGGATGGCAAGATAAGATTATTTTCAAAACAAACTGGTCAGATTTACGTAGGTCTCTTATCGTATCTCAAACAATTTTGTGAAAAAAATGAAATAGAATATTCCGTAGAAGATGGTGAAGTAATGCGTTGGATTGAAAATGATGACGCTAGAGGATTTATTGATAGTCTAAAGATGCCATTTGAATTATATGATTATCAAT